TCGGGAGCGGCACCTAAATGGGCAACCGGTTTGCGTCAGGCAAGAATGCGATTGCGCAGTGTGACCGCTGCGACTTTCGGTTCAAGCTCACGCAACTGCGCAAGGAAGTCATCAAGACCAAGACCTACAACCTTTTGGTTTGCCCGGTCTGCTGGGATCCCGACCAACCGCAGTTGCAGTTGGGCATGTACCCGGTCGATGACCCGCAAGGCTTGCGCAACCCGCGTCCTGACCTGAGCTACGTGCAGTCGGGTAACACCGGACTTCAGATATTCGACACCACAGCAACCACGCAGGATGCGGTGGGTTTCCCGAGTGAGGGCAGTCGGGACTTCCAGTGGGGCTGGAACCCGGTTGGTGGTTCGCGTGGGCCGGATGCGGGACTGACGCCCAATAACCTTGTATTAACCATCCAAATTGGTACAGTCACAGTTGTGACGGCATAGGAGCAAAAAATGGCAGGCGTTAAAGAAATGTTGAAGCAGCACATGGCCAAGGGCAAGGGTGCACACCCCGATCCCGCCGTCAAGAAAATGCGTGCTGGTGGCAAAACCAACAGCGACATGCTCAAGATGGGTCGTGGTCTGGCCAAGGTGGCCAACCAGATGAACCCTGGCCGCAAGCAGAAAGGTGTCTGACATGGCAACCTACAAGACCCCCAAGCCGGTGGCCACACCGGTTGTTGGCGCTGACGACATCAAGAAGGCGCTGCGCATGGACGTGTCCGTGGCCAATATGCACTCCAACGAATACAAGCCGACCAAGACCTCGGGCATCAAAATCCGTGGTACTGGCTGCGCCACCAAGGGCACGATGGCCAGGGGACCGATGGCGTGAACTACACGCAACTCAGCAACGCCATCCAGGCGTACACCGAAAACCCGAGCAGCGACTTCGTTGCTCAGATACCCGTTTTCGTTCAACAAGCTGAGCAGCGCATCTACAACACGGTTCAGTTTCCGTCCCTGCGCAAGAACATGACGGGTGTTGTCTCAAACGGCAACAAGTATTTGTCCGCGCCGAGCGACTTTCTATCCGTCTATTCTCTAGCCGTTATCACGGATGTGACGGGCGGTAACTTGAACACAGGTACATACGAGTACCTGCTGAACAAGGACGTGAACTTCATTCGGCAGGCGTACCCTACGCCGCAAGACACTGGCGTACCGCGCTACTATGCGCTGTTCGGCCCCACGGTGAATGGCGGATCCATCACAAACGAACTGACGTTTCTTCTTGGCCCAACGCCCAACGCCAACTACAGCGTCGAGCTTCACTATTACTACTACCCAGAGTCAATCACCACGGCCAACACCACTTGGCTGGGCGATAACTTTGACACTGTACTGCTTTACGGCTCGCTGGTGGAAGCCTACACCTACATGAAGGGTGAGCAGGACATGATGGCTATGTACAACCAGAAGTACATGGAAGCATTGGCCCTGGCCAAGCGCCTCGGTGACGGTTTGGAGCGCAGCGATGCGTACCGCAGTGGCCAGTCGCGTCTGGCTCCGCTGCCGCAGAATAACGGGGTCAAGTAATGCCCATCGAGCAAGGCGCGACCAATCAGTTCAAGGTGGGCATGGCTTCGGGCCAGTTCAACTTCAGCACTGACACGTTTAAGATGGCGCTCTACACGGGCGGTGCCAGTATTGGGCCGACTACGGCTGCGTACACCAGCGCAAGCGAGACGTCTGGTACGGGCTACACGGCAGGTGGTGAGATCGTCACGGTGTCTGTGGCGCCTACCACCGGCCCTGATCCAAACAACACGACAATGTATTTGTCGTTCGCAAACGTCACGTGGAACCCGGCGGCATTTACCTGCCGTGGTGCATTGATTTACAAGGCGGACGGAGTGGCCAACCCAACCGTCTGCGTTCTTGATTTTGGCGGGGACAAAACCGCCACTACATCTTTCCAAGTGCAGTTCCCGACTGCCGACAGCACCAACGCAATCATAAGGATTACTTGATGGCAACCGTTTTTACGACTAAGGGTGACATGGAAGAATCCCTCCTTGAAAAGAAGGAAGGGTTCGTTGACAATGATAACGAGTACACGACTTGGGTCGAGTATTGGCATGAGGGCGAACTTGTGCATCGGTCTGTCCATGTCACGCTGAAAAAGATGCCCGCTTTTGCAGGCGCGGAAGCCGCGTCATTTGGTTAACGAAAGGAGCCTGAAATGGCAAATACTCAGTCGATGTGCACCTCGTTTCTCGGCGAAGTGCTGACCGCTACCCACAACTTTGGTACCGCCCCCACGCGCGGCACCAGCACTGCCGACACGTTTAAGGCTGCGCTGTATCTGGCTTCGGCCACGGTCAACGCAAGCACCACGGCGTACAGCAGCACGGGCGAAGTGACCGGCACCAACTACACCGCAGGCGGTGTGACGGTGACCAACTCCACTGCCCCGCTGTCGAGCAATACCTCGACCACGGCAGGTACGGGTTACTGGACGCCTTCGGCCAGCCTGACCTATACCAACGTCACGCTGTCCACGGCGTTCGATGCGGTGTTGATCTACAACTCTACCCAGAGCAACAAGGCTGTTAGCGTGCACACCTTCGGTTCACAGACCGTGACCGCAGGTACGTTCACCTTGACGATGCCCTCGAACACCACTTCGACTGCTCTGCTGCGTCTGGCAACGACCTAAACCGACTCTGTTAAAGGAGTCGGAAGGTGCCTACCGGATGGGGCAGCGGCACCTGGAGCAGCGGCACTTGGGGTGGACTTGGTGAAACCCTAACAGGTGACGACGCTCGGGGTGCCGTTGGCACAGTAGGGGCGAATGTAACGCGCGCCCTGACGGGCGTTGCTGCCACCGGTACTCCGGGGACCATCGCCATCAATGGGCGCAATCTTGCGCTCACGGGCGTTGCTGCGTCTGGAGATGTTGGTACCGTCACTGAAACCAACAGTCCCGCAGAGGACAGCGTCCTCGCCAACGGCTTTGTTGGCACTGCATCGCCTACGACCTCTGTCGCTCTGACAGGGGTATCTGCTGCCGGAGCGGTCGGCAGTGTTGTTCAGTCTCAAAATGTTGCCCTTACTGGAGTAATTGCTGATGGCTTGGTGGGGGCGGCAACACCTGAAACCGCACTTGCTCTCACGCATGTTGAGGCCGAAGGTGTTGTAGACGATGTTGACCCGTTCCCCTTCCCGTTAATTTCCGGCCTTCACGCAGACGCTTATCCGGGCGATGTTGGAAGCGAACGCACCGTAGCCCTGACGGGCGTCAGCGCAGATGGCGCAGTTGGCACGATGGACCCCATCGTTAGCCAGAGCGCAGATGTTACCGGTGTTCAGGCAGACGGCGCCGTCAGTTCAGTCGCCACCGTTGAACTTGAAGTCGCGCTTACAGGCGTCAGTGCTTCAGGTCAGGTTGGCGACGTTGAGGAAACCAATACTCCCACGGAAGATGGTGTTGTTGCCATCGGCTCTGTTGGCACGATGGGTGTTGGCCCGCACGAGTTCACGCTTTCTGGCGATGAAGCCCAGGGCGAGATTGGTTCTGTCGTTGGCGGGATACAGATTGAGGCTTCTGGCGTCACCGCTTCCGGTGAGGTTGGCTCAATTGACGGAACTTCGCGGACGGTAGCCCTGACGGGCGTTTCTGCTGAAGGTGTCGCAGGTACTGCAACGGCAACGTCAACTCAGGCTATAACGGGTGTTTCTGCTGACGGCGCAGTTGGGGATGTCACTGAAACCATAAACCCCACCGAAGACGGTGTGGTTGCTATTGGTCAGGTTGGCGATGTCGGCAAGAGCGTCACAGTTGCGCTGAGTGGGGTTTCCGCCTCTGGCGCTCCCGGCGATGTCATATTCAACAAGATTGCGTCACTGACTGGTGTCGCGGCTTCGGGCGCGGTTGGCAGCGTCAGCATGGGCGAACGCCTAGTGGCTGTTACTGGTTGTCAGGCGATGGGTAATGTCGGAAACTTCGGAGTGTTCTACTGGAGTCTGATCGACAACGCGCAAAACGCAAATTGGAATCTGGTAAACACGGAATAGGAGCATTAAATGCCCACCACTTATACCTCTCTCATCGGCTTGGCGCTCCCCGCAACGGGTGAGTTGTCGGGCACTTGGGGCGCAACAGTCAATGACTACATCACGCAGTACGTTGATGCGGCTGTTGCCGGTGCCCAAACCATCAGCGGTTCTCAGACGGCTGTAACGCTGTCTGTTACCAACGGCACGTCGCTATCTCAAGCGGGCTCAGGCTCGACTGGCTCTGCTCAGTATCGAATCATCAACTGCACGGGCAACCCCGCCAGTGCTCTGACGGTGACAGTGCCAAGTTCTAGCCGGGCATATCTGGTCCTGAACAACACCTCGACCAACCAGACGGTGACGGTCAAGGGCGCTGCGACAACCGGTGTCACGGTGGCGGCTGCTCGGTGCGCATTGATTGCCTGGAACGGAACCGACTTTGAGTTGGTTGCCACGGACGATGCGTCCAAGATGAACGGCGTGCTGGCCGTTGCTAACGGCGGCACGGGCGCAACTACGCTCACCGGGGTGGTTAAGGGCAACGGAACCTCCGCCTTTACCGCAGGCACGGTTAGCTTGACTACGGAGGTGTCCGGCACGCTGCCTTTAGCCAACGGCGGTACAGGCCAGACATCTGCTCAAGCGGCGATTAACTCGCTTGCTGGCGCTGTTACATCAGGTCAGTATCTGCGCGGTAACGGCACCAACGTGGTGATGTCTGCTATTCAGGTGGCAGATGTTCCAACGCTGAACCAGAACACTACCGGCACGGCGTCCAACGTCACCGGTACGGTGGCTGTGGCTAACGGCGGTACTGGCGCAACAACCGCTGCTAACGCACGCACGAATCTGGGCGCGACGACGCTGGGCGCTAACGTCTTCACCATCACCAACCCAAGTGCAGTGACGTTCCCCCGCTTCAACGCGGACAACACGGTTAGCGCCCTGGATGCGGCCACCTTCCGGTCTGCCATCGGTGCAGGTACGTCAAGTACCACGGGTACCGTCACTTCCGTGTCTGGAACGGGTACGGTAAACGGCATTACGCTGACCGGCACGGTTACCTCGTCGGGCTCCCTCACTCTGGGCGGCACGCTGTCTGGTGTTAGCCTGACGACCCAGGTATCTGGCACTCTGCCAATCGCCAACGGCGGCACGGGCACGACCTCAACTACGTTCGTCAACCTTGCATCCAATGTCACCGGCACTCTGCCGGTTGCAAACGGCGGTACTGGCCAGACTTCTCTGACCGCCAACTACGCCCTGTTTGGTAACGGCACCAGCGGTGTAAACGCATCTTCGCTGCTGCAAATCGTTGGCAGTTATATTCGCCCAACGGCCTACGCCGATACGGTGGTGGCAGCAGGCAACACGGGCACAGCCCTGACGTTGACCTGTACCAACGGTAACGTGTTTACGGCAACCCTGACGGGCAATGCGACCATCACGCTGTCTTCGCCCGTTGCGTCTGGATCGTCAACTTCTCTCACGTTGATCTTGACGAACGATGGCACAGCCGGTAGAACTGTGGCTTGGGCGGGGGGCAGTTTTGTTTTCCCTGGCGGGGCAGCGTCCCTGTCTCGCACGACAACCGCAAACGCTACGGATGTCTGGGTTTTCTTTACCACGAACGGTGGAACGACGTGGTACGGCAATATCGCCATGAAGGATGTGAAGGCTTAATAGGAGCAAAAAATGGCTTTGACCCCCGAACAACAAGCAGAAGTTGATAAGCAAGCGGCCATTGCCGCAGCGCAAATAAACGCAAACGCAGGCGAAGCGGCAAAGTCTCGCAAGTTGCAGTGCCTGAACATCGCGCAGAATGTTCTGCTTGAGAACAAGCGTAATCTGCCTGTTGAGCAGCGTCAGATTACGACTGCTGAGATCACGGCGTTTGCTGCCGCCCTTGAGGCGCACATTAACGCCTGATGGAAGGCTTTGCCTACTTCCCGGCTATCGTCTACCGAGATGAGCGGCCCGACTTGGCTGAGAAGGTTCTGCCGACATGCATCCAATACCTGGATCAAGTTCGCAAGCCCGAGTGGCCGATGTCTCAGTCCGCCCATCTCGCGCACGATCCTGCTTTCAGGGAAGTGGCAGATTACCTCCTGTTGTCGTCCGTGGACTTGCTTCGCGGGCAGGGCTACGCAGTAGACAAGTACGACTTCTACCTCTCCGGCCTTTGGGCGCAGGAGATCAACCGGGGCGGCGGCACCAACGTGCATGTCCACAAGAACAGCCAGATGTGCGGTTGGTTCTTCCTCGAAACCCCGCAGAGCGGTGCGTACCCAATCTACCACGACACCCGCATGAACAAGTCCATGATCGAACTGGACTTCGTGCAGGGCGCAGAGGTCAGCAACGCCACCAACATCATCCACTTCAACAACATGGTGCCCGGGTCGGTGATGTTCGCCAACTCGTGGATGCAGCACCAACTGACCGGCAGCAACGCCGACACCCCGACGCGATGCATTCACTTCATCGTGTCCCACAAGGAGCGCCTGTGCAGCATGTGCTAACCCCTTACTCCATGCCTATTGAATCTTTCGTTTGGTGGGAGAACGGGTTTACAGAGCAAGAATTGAACTGGCTTCAAGAGCAGGCGCAGAAGGCCGAGCATCGGGCGCAGGCTGGCGGCATGAAGACAGAAGAGGAACTGAGGCAACTTCGCCGGTCGCAAATATCTTGGTTGGAAAAGAATCAGGACACGGCTTGGGTGTTCCAAAAACTGGGTCATATTGCCTCATCACTGAACGCTCAATACTTCAGATTTGACTTGACGGGTTTTGGCGAAGCCTTGCAGTTGACCAACTACGATCAATCAGAACAGGGGATGTACGGATGGCATCAGGACTACGGCGGGAAACTCAGCCCCAGTCGGAAACTCAGTCTTGTACTTCAGTTGACCGACCCGAGCCAGTACGAGGGGGGAAACCTTCAAGTTCTTACTTCTGGTCAGCCACAAACCGTCCGCAAACAGCGGGGTCTGGTGGCAGCGTTCCCTTCGTATGTACTCCACCAAGTAACCCCCGTGACAAGCGGTAGCCGTCAATCTCTCGTGGCTTGGATTTCTGGGCCTGCATTTCGATGAACGCCGAGTACAAAGACTTCATCGCCATCTACCGGGATGTATATCCGGAAGGCTACTGCCAACACCTGATCAAAGAGTTTGATCGTCTGGTGGAGTCTGGTGCGGGCACCAACCGTCAGCGCGGTGAGGGTGCGCCTAAACATCGCAAGAATGACATGCAGTTGGGTTTGAACTTTGGTGTTCACTCCGCCCAAGATTTCAACGGCGCCCCGGTCACGCGCATGTTCTTCGACGGACTTCAGCGGTGTTACGACGCCTACACTGAACAGTTTTCTTTGCTGAAAGACGGCAAAATTACTGGCACGGCCATGAAGATGCAGCGTACCGATCCGGGTGGTGGATACCATGTGTGGCACGGTGAACAAGGTAACGGTGAGCATGCCGACCGTGTATTGGTATATATGCTGTACCTAAATACTTTGACAGTGGAAGAAGCCGGAGAAACCGAATTTCTGTATCAACAGCGTCGGATCAGCCCACAAGAAAACACGATGGTGTTGTGGCCTGCTGCGTTTACGCATGCTCATCGCGGGAACACCGTATTTGGTGAGCGCAGCAAGTACATCGTCACGGGTTGGTTCTACTACGAGTGAGGATTAAATGCCCGCAGGAACACCAAAAGTTACGCTTATGGGGGGCAAAACTCTTGCCCCCGGTGGCTCTCAGACGTTTAACGCTTCAGGCACCTGGACTGCGCCTGTTGGGATTTCTACAGTCACTATTAACATGCGCGGTGGTTCTGGAAATTCTGGAAACGCGGGTAATCCCGGCCAAGGTGGCGGCGGCGGTTATGGTGCAGGCGGGGGCGTTTCCTCTGTTATACAGTGGAGTGCACCAAATAACGGCTACAACATTTTCTACAGCACATCTGGAGGTTCGGGCGGATTTGGTTGTGGCGGAAATGGTTGTAATGGAAATCCAGGAAATCCCGGGAATACCGGTACTACATCATCGGCCATAAGCCGAAATGCGGCTGGTGGAGCCGGCGGTAACGGCGGCACTGGCGGCTCTGGCGGTACCGCTGGCAGTCCTGGCTCAAATGGCGATCCTGCAGACTATTATTGCGGCGGCCCTTGCTCGGGGCAATTCAATGGAGGTGGCGGAGGTTTCGGTGGAAATGCAGCGCCTGGGTATACCCATACTGGGGGCAGAGGCGGCGATTACAACAGTAACGGTGCCGGCGGTGGCGGTGCTGGAAATACTGGATCGGGTCAATGCGGAAACGGTACCACCGGTGCTCCGGGAGGGTCTGGAGGCGGTGGTAATGGTGGCCCGTCTGGCGCGTTTTATCCGCCTATTTCCGGCAGGTATCGTTATGGAGGGCCGGGCGGCGGTGCAAGTCAGGCCAACGCGGGAGGGGGTGGCGGCGGTGGCGGCTGGACGTGTGCCTGCGCGGGCGGTGTTCCATCTGGCGGCGGTGGTGGCGGTGGGCGCGGGTCCGGCATAGCAGGTAACCCTGGAAACCCAGGGAACGCCGGGTCTAGCGGATCAAACGCAACGCACAATGCAGTGTCTGTCAGTGGGGGTACGAGTTACCCAGTGACTGTTGGCTCTGGCGGTTTTGTCAATATCAGTTGGAACCCGCAATGATTAAGGTTGATTTAAACGAAAACTGCACAAAAGAGGAAGAAGAACTCATCCGAGAGTTTCATCGGAAGGAGAGGAGACTTCAACTTGAGAATGCGCTTAAAGAGCGCCTTAACCGCGCTCGTGGAATTACTGTGGGCACGGCGTTTGGTGGCACGGTTGAAATAAATATGCGCGCCAACGGCGGAGAATTTATTTGGGCCATATTGCAGCCAGTAGAAACAGTCGAACTTATAAATCAACTTGCCGCCGCCATTGGATGCCACATACATATTCAGCCACGCGAAGACTTTGCAAGTTGGAGACACTGGAAACATTCAGAAGAAGAACTCGCGCACTTTAGGGGGCCTGGAAACAAACTTGGCAACGGGCATCCGCCGCATGCAAAATCAGATGGTGATGAGAAGTACAAAACGTCACTTCCATCTCTTGATAAACAACCCGGACTTAATCCCGCTCTAAGGAGTGACCAAAATGAGCAAACTGTGGCAACTGAAAAACCTGTCAAGCGGGATCGCGCTAAACGATCCGCAACCGCTGCCTGAAAACTGGGGTCCAATCTTTGGTATGTCGGGCATGCTCGACAAAATTGGGGATTTGACCTGGATGGGCGACCCCCAATATGAGGGGTGCGGTTGGGTGGAAGTTGGCGATGCTCCTCCTGCCCCAACACCTGCAACGCCCGCAGAGTTGGCATGGGAAAAAGCCAAGAAACTCTTGGCGGAGTCGGACTGGGCCGTGCTGCCTGACGTACCTATGCTGGATTTTCAGCGCACTGCGTGGATCAACTATCGCAAAGCCGTGCGCGATATTCGCCTGCACCCGGACTTCCCCAACATGGCATGGCCTGTTCGCCCTGAGTGAACAAGTACACGATCCGGTTCAACAAGTCACGCGGACAACCGGGTCGTGGCTCCATGCTCCATGTCTGGCGCGTGTTTGAGGGAAGCAGGGAAATCCTTGCCAAGCACGTCAGGATTGAAACCCGGTCGTGGACGGAGTTGGATGCCAACGGGCAGGACTACAACATCGCGTGCCGTGGGCGCATGATGTTCTTTGAAGACACCGACACGGTGGTGATTGTGGAGTGATCATGGAAGAAACCAAACCCGCTGAGACAGCCAAGGAAGTTGCCGGTAAGTCCATCGGCAGGTTTGGCCTCTTCTACATCACCCTAATCGTGCTGATTGGGGTGGGCTCCTCCTACTTCCTGTCGGACTCTGCCATCACCGCCGTGATGACCATGATTGGCGGTGCTCTGGTGGCTCTCATCAACATGATGAACGGCATCGCCGGTACGGCTGAGAAGCAGGAGAAGCCTGAGTTCAAGGTCATCCAAACCCTGATCGACAAGTTGGATCGCCTGGACAAGCCCGAGCAACCCATGAAGGTGACTGTGCAGGGCGACAAGGTGACGGTCAGCAAGGGTGACGATATGGTCACCGCCACCCGGGAGTAAACATGCTTTCACTGATCTCGACCCTCGGCGGTCTGTTGATTTCGGGCCTGCCCAAGTTGATGGAGTATTTCCAGAACAAGGCAGACCAAGCCCATGAACTGCGTCTGGCGCAGATTCAGACTGAGCGGGAACTCCAGTTGGCTGCGGCAGGCTTTGCCGCCCAGGCCCGGATGGAAGAGATTCGCACCGAGCAAGTGGCGATGGAAACCGACGCTCGGATGACCGAAGCCGCTCTGGATCACGACAAGAAGGTCATGGAGAAGGCTTCTCGGTGGGTTGCCAACTACGTCGGAACGGTGCGCCCCACGGTAACCTACCTGTTCGTGCTTGAGTTGATTGCGCTCAACGCTTTCATGGCGTGGTACCTGTGGAACCACCCGGAACTGATCCAGAGCGTAGAGGACGTGATCCGCTACTCCGACCTGATCTTCTCCAGTGATGAGATGGCCATGCTTGGAGGCATCATCGGGTTCTGGTTTGGTTCTCGCCAGTGGAATAAGAAGTGAAACTGAGCAAGGTGGGCGAGGCTCTCATGCACAAGTATGAGGGCTTTAGGAGTAAACCCTACCTTTGCCCTGCCCATATCTGGACGATTGGCTACGGCCATGTCCTGTACCAAGAGCAGATCAGGCTCCCGGTCATCCGCAAGGAAGGCTACACCGGGATGCTGCGCTCTGAGTTCCCCCTGAAGCCGGAGGACAACCGTGTCTGGACCAAGACGGAGATCGACGAACTATTCCATGCTGATGTCGTCGTGTTTGAACGTGGTGTTCTTCGACTTGTTCCCCGCATACTTGGCCGTCAAGGCGGCTTTGACGCTCTGGTCAGTTTTGCCTTCAATGCAGGGCTAGGTAACTTGCAGCGCAGCCAGATCAGGATGAGGGCCAACCGTGAAGACTGGAATGGGGCGGCAGACGCCTTCCGCCAGTGGACGATGGGCGGTGGCAAAGTCCTGCCGGGTCTGGTAAAACGCCGCGAGGCAGAGATTGCCCTTTTCTTGTCTTGACACGAGAATACGGTTATGCCACTCC